AGGCCCTGCCGCTGCCAACGAAGGCGCTACCGCTGGTGCTATCTCTGCTGCCTACAACTTGGGCACAGACGTTACCCCCATCGACCAAGCCACTCCTGAGAACGTCTTGAAGGCTATCCTGCGTATGTCTACAGTGTTGGACGAGCAGAACGTGCCTGAAGATGGTCGCTGGCTGGTTATCAGCCCCTTCGACCGTCATCTGCTGATGCAATCCAACATCGCTCAAGCCTACTTCACTGGCGACGCTCAGTCGACCATCCGTAGCGGCAAGATCGGTATGCTGGACCGCTTCACTGTGTACGTGTCCAACTTGCTGCCACGCGGCGCTGCTGGCAAGGCATTGGTTGCTGGTTTGACCGACCCCGCCACTGGCGGTGCTGTGTCTAGCGCTAAGGCTCGTCGTTTGATGGTTGCTGGTACAAAGGCTGCAATGTCTTTCGCCATGACCGTGAACAAGACTGAGCCTCTGCGTAACCAGACTGACTTCGGCGACATCGTCCGTGGTTTGGCTGTGTACGGTCGCAAGACTGTCAAGCCAGAAGCTCTGGTCGTTGCCCAAGTCGGCACAGCCTGATGAACTGGGCCCCTCCGGGGGCCCTTTCTTTTTTACCCTTTTGGAGATTCTCATGCCTAATACCACTTCCTTTCCCCGCAGCATTGGTGGCTACGAAGCCGTCACAGCTGGTACAACTCAAACTCAAGCCGGTGCTACCCAGCTCGCAGGCGCTATCAGCTTCGTCACAACTGGCAATGCCAGCGATGGCGTGCGTCTGCCTGCTGACTTGGCTCTCGGCGACGTTATCTACGTCGTGAACAGCTCTGGTGTGGCTTTGAACGTGTACCCAAACACTGGTGGCAAGATCAACAACGGCTCTGCCAACGCTGCTAAAGCCTTGGCCGCTAACATGTCTGGTGCTTACATCAGCTTGGGCGGTGCTGACTGGGCCGCTGTTCTCAGCGCCTAATCGGTGGCACAATAAAGGGGCTCTTCGGAGCCCCTTTTTACATTTTGGAGCACACTATGAACGTGATTGACCTGCTGGTTCGCCTCAACGGCGAAGTCTTGTCCAACAAAGCCCGAGCAGTAGTTGACGGCAAGATTGTCATCTTGGCCCGCATGAATGGCACTGAGTGGGAATACACACCGGAAGGCCAAGAGCTGGCCAACGCGCATTCCAACCAAGCTGTCGCCGAAGCCGAGGCAGAAGTAAAAACTACCCGCACACGCAAGCCAAAAGATGTACCAGCTGAGCCCGTTGCGGTAGAATCGGCTGATGTAGAGCCTGAACTGTGAGGTAGACCATGGCCACCGCAAAAGTTGTAGACCTTATCTCTCGGGCGCAAACTCTGCTCCAAGATACCACATCTGTCCGGTGGCCTGTTTTGGAGCTGCAAAGCTGGCTCAACGACAGCTACCGTGAAGCCGTTAACATCCGACCTGACGCCAACACTGCGACTGGCGAATTTACCTGTGTAGCAGGAGCACGACAAGTTGTAACCACGACGTTTGCTTCAGCACTTCGCGTGGTTGAAGTTGTGCGCAACACGGCTGCATCCTCTGCAAGAGGCGCAGTTCGTTTGGTTAACCGCCGCATGCTCGACGACCAGCGCCGCAACTGGTACGCAGAGACTCAGACTGTGGACATTCAGCACTACATGTTTGACCCACGTCTGCCCAAAGAATTTCTGGTGTACCCGCCAGCTACGACTGCGGCTCGCCTTGAGGTGATTTACTCATCGGTGCCACTGGCGCACACGCTAACCGAAGCTCAGTTGCTTAACACTGCCACAGCCGAAGTCATCCGCATTGACGACAGCTACTTCAACGCCCTGCTGGATTATGTGCTCTACCGCGCATACAGTAAGGACGCAGAATATGCAGCCAACGCGCAGCGTGCTGTGGCGCACTACCAAGCCTTCCAGACCGCTTTGGGCGCATCCGCTCAGGCTAACGCTGCATCGCAGCCGGGAGTTGCGTAATGGCAAAATTGTGGGCCGACTTTCTACCACTGCTGGCCCCGCATTTGCCCGGGTGCCCAGACCCCAGCTTGAAGTTGTATCTGGCCTCTACAGCTTCTGATTTCTTCGCCCGCACGTACCTGTGGCGCGAGCAGATTAGCGGTATCACCGTTGTAGCTGGCACGGTCGACTACGACCTCGACCCGGATACAGGCCTTGTGGAGAACGTCATCTCTGTGGTGTATGGAGAAGCGACTCTCACACGCACTGACCTGCGCTTGATTGGCGCTGAGAAACTGTCCGAGGTTGGCGAGCCACGTGAGTTCTGGGTTCAGGCCGACAACAGCATCCGCATCTTCCCAATACCGGAGGAGCGCACCACGCTCAAGGTCTATGCTGTGCTCAAACCTAACCGCAACGGAACAGGTGTCGAGGACTGGATTTATGAGACATTCGCTGACACGATCGTGAGCGGAGCCATTGCGCAACTCGCCATGATCCCCGGCAAAGAATGGTCTGATGTGGCTCTGGCTGGTATGCACAAGGGCTTGTATGAGCGGGCCATTACCAACGCCCGCATTCGTGATTTTCGTGGCGTCCACATGATGGTGCGTCAACGCCCAGCGGCATAAGGAGCTCACATGGCCGAAAAAATTCGACTGGTTCAGGGCGACACCGCCCCAGCGCTCACGGTGACACTGACAGATACCATAACTAACACCGCTATCAACATCACTGGTGCTACTGTGCGCTTGAAGTTTAGGGCTGTGGGCGCTGAAACGCTGCGCGGTACTTTGACTGGTACTGTGACCAACGGCGCAGGCGGTGTGGTGGTGTTTTTCTGGTCTAACGAGCCGACGATTCTCGACGGCGACCCCGGGGACTATGAGGGCGAGATTGAGATCACGTTCGCAGACACTACGATCCAGACTGTTTACGACTTGCTGAAGTTCAAGCTCCGTCAGGACTTCTGATGACCAAGGCTACCGTCAGCACTGTCCAACTGGGTGCTGACCTCGGCGTTGTTACGCCTGTAGCTGAGGCTAGTGCGGTAAAGATAGGGGCGGAAGTAGCCGCAGTGTCTCCACTTGCGACGGCAAGTTATGTAGCCGCTGCTGCCACACCAAGTTTTGTAAACGCTGGGTTTACCGTTACGTACGTGGCAGCAGCCGCAATAGCTGTGCTTGATGAGCGCGGGCTAAACAAACGGTTTAGGGACACTACAACTGCTGTTGACGCAGCTGTATGGGTTTTTGGCAAATCTGTGGTTGACTCCATAGCCGCTTCTGACGCAGTGCGGAGAGTGATAACAAAACGTCTGGCTGACACGATCTCTGTCCCAGACGTCATCAACATCGTCAAAATTGCCATACGCACGTTTACTGAGACTGTGACCATATCAGAAGCTGTGGCACTGACGCCGGAAAAGCTGCTTCAAGAGACCGTAGCCACAAGTGACACTGTAGGCAGGACGGTGGCCAAACTTCTAGCCGATGCGTTTGCTCTGAACGACGGCACGAGTGTAGGCGACGGCAGCACTTACACGTTTGACAAGTACATCAACAACATCGCCTCAATCGCCGACGCTCAGTTCTTCGATGTGGCCACGGTTCTTGTGGACTCACTGGGTGTCCCGGACGATCAGGCGATTGAAGTAGCCAAGGCGCTAGCTGACGCGTTTAGTATGTCTTCGGCAACTAGGGCTAGCTTTAGCAAGGCACTTGCGGATACACTAACGGCTGCGGATGTTACGGCTGTAGCGTTCACAAAAATTCTGTCTGACACGGCGGGTACAGCGGATTCAGCGGTACGGTCTACCACCAAAGCAGTCGCAGATTCGTTTGGTTTTACGGAGTCTGGTTCAGTTATCTCCCAAGGGTACTGTGACTTGACATATTTTGAAGCAGACTACGTCGGTGAGTACCGCACGTTCGCATAGGAGAATGAGATGATTCAAGAAACAGTCAAAGCCACAGGTAAGCTAAACATCAAGTTGTTTGGTCCTGATGGCCAACTCAAGAGCGAAAAGACTGTCCCTAACTTAGTTGTTACGGCGGGAAAGGGTTACATCGCTGCACGCATGGTTGGCACCCCCACAGCTATGAGTCACATGGCCATCGGCTCCGGCACAAATGACCCTGCTCCCGGCGACAATGTACTGGGCACCGAACTTGGACGACAAGGTCTTACTTCCAGCGGCGTTTCCGGTGCTGTGGTGACTTACGTAGCTTCTTTTGGGCAAGGTGTCGGCACTGGCGCTGTGACTGAGGCTGGCATTTTTAACGCATCTTCAGGAGGAACATTGTTGTGCCGTACTGAGTTTGCCGTGGTCAACAAAGGTGCAGATGACTCTTTGAGCATTACTTGGACAATCACAGTAAGCTAATTTGTTCCCGCCGTTAGTAGAACAGGAAGGTAGATCATGAGCACCATCGTATTGCGCAGTGTCAAGGGCTCACCCTTGACCAACACCGAGGTCGACACAAACTTTAGCAATCTGAATACGGATAAAGTTGAGAAGACCGCAGCTGCTATTACCGGTGGAACGATCAACGGCACTTCTGTTGGTGCAACCACTGCAAGCACAGGTGCGTTTACATCGTTGACAGCAACCAGTGGCGTTGTCTCTGCAAACTCATCTACTGACGCTCTGCGGATCACGCAAATAGGTGCAGGCAATGCGCTGGTGGTGGAGGACTCTACCAATCCCGATTCAACACCGTTTTTGGTGGACACAAACGGGCGTGTAGTTTTTGGAAACACAGTTTCAATTAACTTCCCCGACACTCAAGGCACACAGCGAACAATTGCAACAGAGGTATTGGGAAATACTTACGCAAACTCTTCCTCGGGAATTGCTTCTTTTATAAATTCCTCAAACAGCGGTGCAGCTTTGACGCTGGCCCAATCGCGTAATACAACTGTTGGAAGCCACACTATTGTCAATTCAAACGATGCGGTTGGAGCAATACAGTTTGCGGGTTCGGACGGAACGGCGTTTATTCGTGCTGCAAGGATTGAGGCAGAAGTAGACGGCACACCCGGCACAAATGATATGCCCGGTCGCTTGTTGTTCAGCACGACCGCTGATGGGGCTAGTACGCCTACTGAGCGTGTACGCATCACCAGTGCAGGCAAGACAGGCTTTGCTACATCGGCCCCAGCAGCAACAGTCCATGTAGCTGGTGACACCATTCTGAGCAACGTCAACGTGATTGGTGCAAGTTACGACAGCGTGTTTTTCTCTGTTGCGGGGGAGGAGCTTACCGCTCACTCTATATTTTTTAGCCCTGACGGGTTAAAGATGTATGTGTCTGGTACGACAGGGGACGATGTCAACGAATACAACTTGTCAACGGCTTGGGTGGTTTCTTCTGCGGTGTATTCCACTACGTTTTCTGTTTCTCAAGACGGAACTCCACAAGGTTTGTATTTCCGTGCTGACGGATTAAAAATGTACGTTGTTGGCGCAACAAACGACAGCGTTTTTCAATACACACTGAGCACTCCTTGGTCTGTTGCAACAGCGTCCTACGACAGCATTTCTTTTTCCGTTGCAGGACAAGAAACAACTCCCACTGGAATTTTCTTTAAGCCTAACGGCCTGTCTATGTATGTGACTGGTTCAACTGGCGACTCTGTTTACCAATACACACTGTCAACCGCTTGGAACGTATCAACCGCAACATTCTTACAATCTTTTTCAGTGTCGGGCCAAGAACTTACATCCGCTGACCTATCGTTTACTGGTGACGGTTCTCGGATGTTTGTTTTGGGTACAACAGGTGATGACGTTAACGTCTACAACCTGACAACACCTTGGGACGTCAGCACCGCAGCTTTTGTCAACTCTTTCAGTGTTTCTGGTCAAGACACAAGCCCTGTTGGTATTTACATCAAGCCTGACGGCACAAAGATGTACATGGTTGGCTCAACCAACGATGCCGTCTACCAGTACACAGTACCAAGCATTGACATCCAACTGACAGGCCCAACCTCTGTTGCGGCTTTAGACGTACAGCAAGACCTGAATGTCTACGGCAGCACCACAGGCTTTTTCCGAAATAATGGTTTTAGAGAAAACATTGGCGGGCAATATTTCAACTTGGTTAGCCAGGCAGACATTGGTACAGCACCTAATGAGGTTCCACTAAACCAGTATTTGGGTGATATGGCCTACATGAACTCCGAGTCGGTGGTCATTCAGCCACAAGCATCGGTCACTCCTAACGGCATTGGTGACATGGTGTTTGAATTAACATCCAATACATCATTGCTTATTAAAGTCAAAGGCTCTGACGGCACTGTACGCTCTGTAACACTGACACTCGCATAAGGACACAACATGAGCATCCAATCCAATTTCCCCGCGATTTCTCCATCACTGCTGCTTGATTTTGCAAACGTCCAGCAACTCGATCCCCGCATCACATTTACCAGAGCCAGCACAGCCACCTATTACGGTACGCAAACTGCCAAGGCCGAGGAAAATTTGCTGTTGCAGAGCCAAGACATCACTACGAGTTGGTCAACAGAAGGTGTTACCAGAACAGCAGACACAAACACAGCGCCAGATGGAACTGCAACTGCTGACACACTTACTGAGACTACAACAACTTCAGCACACCGAATTGACCAAGCCGTATCAACGTCTGGAACTTTGACATTAAGCGTATTTGCAAAACTTGGTTCTGGAACTCGATTTCTAACGATAGGAGTTAGTCGGGACTTAACACACAACAGTTCAGCAACTTTTGATTTGTCTCTTGGTACAAATACACAAACGCAAGTCAACGGCGGCATTTACTCATCATTGTCTGCAACCATTACAGCAGTCGCGCAAGGGTTTTATCGTTGCACACTTACAGTTACAACAGATACAGCAACTTTAGTCAGGGTTGGTCTAAACAACACAGGAACTCCGACTACAGGAAACCGTGGTTTTGGCGTAAGTTACGCTGGTGATAACACATCAAGCCTCATCCTCTGGGGCGCACAGCTTGAACTCCGCTCCACCGTCACCGCCTACACCCCCACAACTACACAGATCATCACCAACTACATCCCTCAGATGCTTACAGCCGCATCAGGCGTGGCACGGTTCGACCATAACCCCACCACGTTTGAGAGCTTGGGGCTGGAGATTGAGGAGAGTCGGACGAATCTGATAATTTACTCTGAGCAGTTCCAGACCAATTGGACAAACGAACGCTCATCGGAGCAGGTCGATGTAATTGTTTCACCTGCTGGCACATTAACTGGCGACAAACTTGTTGAAGACACAACCGCTACCAACTCGCACCTAATATTTCAAGGTTTATCTGGTTTGGTATCTGGGTCAACGCTTACATTTAGTGTGTATATAAAAGCAGCCGAGCGAACTTCGGTGCGGCTTCAGATCAATGATGGGGGTTCTACAGCAAACGCTGTATTGGCAAACTTTGATGCTTCTACTGGAGTTGCTTCGGCCACCCAAAGTACTGGAACATTTACGGGCGCAAGTTCAACAATCACCCCCGTTGGGAACGGATGGTATAGGTGCTCTATCAGTGGTGTTGCTACGGGAGTCACAGCGGTGCAGTGCCGTATTTTCCTGCTTAGTGGTGGCAGCAGCTCCTACACAGGCGATGGCTACTCCGGCCTTTACATCTGGGGCGCTCAACTGGAAGTCGGAGCCTTTGCCACCAGCTACATCCCTACAGTAGCAAGCCAAGTCACTCGTGCGGCTGATGCTGCAAGCATGACAGGGACGAACTTCAGCAGTTGGTATAACCAAACGCAGGGTACGTTTTACGCTCAATTCAGGCCACTGGCTGCAGATTTTGGCGGCAACAGAAATATGTTTTTGGCAACTGATGGAACCGCAAACAATTTTGTTGGTTTGCGTTACGCTTCAACTGGAACACAAGCAGCACTAGCCGCCACCACACTTGGCGTGTCTCAGGCCAACATAGCAACAGGAACAATGATTGCTGGAACCAGTTACAAAATTGCTGGCGCTTACAGATTCAATGATTTTGCAGCAAGTAGGGATTTAGGCGTAGTTGGAACAGACGCCAGCGGGACTTTACCTGCTGTCACGCAAGCGGAAATTGGTATTTTGGGAGGCGTTTCTATTGGCTCTCAACATATTGCAAAACTAGCCTACTACCCACTGCGAGTAACCAACGCTCAACTGCAAGCATTGACAAGCTAAGGAACAAACATGGACTTGTATCTCAAATTCACAGACGAAGCAGCAGCCACTGCTGTCCTCTACACCCAAGAGCCAACAGCATGGGACGAGGAAGGCAACGTCACTGCCAGTGAGCCAAGACAGGCTTACGCCAACATAAGCACCATTGGCATCATCTACAAGCCCACAGGCGAGACAGATGCTGAAGGCAATCCTGTAATGGCCGCATTAGATGGTTGGCACGTTAACGTCCGTGTGGTTGATGAAGACCCGACACCCCTTGAGCAATACGCTGTGACACCCGCTGTGCCTGTGCGCGTGTGGGGTTAACTTTGGAGCAGTAGATGAGCGAACAAATCGACGCAACGGAGGCCAGATTGACTACCCACGAACAGGTGTGTGCCCACCGTTACGAAGGCATCCAGAAAAGTTTTGAGTCAGGCTCCAAACGTATGGCTAAGATTGAATATCTGCTGTAC